GGAAGGGCTACTCGGGGGGGTCGTAGGCCTCATCAGGCCAAGCCCTACTGGTTCGCCACCGGGCCCCCCCCAAACATTTATAATTCCCGGTGGTGGTCCTGGGGGGACCTTTCGGTCCTCTCCCCAGCGCTGTCTTTGCATCTCCTTCCGAGCGTTGCCCCTGCAGCTAGGGGTGCCTACTCGGAAGGGCTACTCGGGGGGGGGACATCACGGTCCCCCCCCCCCCGAGTGCCGATTACAGGCCTGCGGCGCCGGCCAGCTTCTCAGCTAGCCCTATGCCCGCATTAATGGCGGAGCCTCCGGGAAGAGCGGACACGCCAGCTTTCACCAGCGGGCCCGCCACGTTCCAGATCCCCTTCGCGACAGGCAACAGCTTCTGGAAAAATGATCCGAAACTGTTGTGGACTGCCGTTAACGCGTCCGGCAAGGCGTGCATTTGCACGGCAGCGAGTTCCATGGCCGCCGCGTCCGGCATTGGCCCTGCAGTCGCAAACGGCTGCCAGGGTGAATTCGCCGGTAAAACGCACTCCCAAGCGTGCACTCTCTTCACGCTTATCTTCGCCTGTGGTAGGAGCCCTGTGTACAGGGTGTAACCCACTGTCATGCCATCGTATGTGGGGGCGTCTGGACTGGTGAGCCCCCCCATCAGGACCTCTTGATCCACGATTGTGCCGTAGAGCCGGAACCTGATTCGACCGCGAGTTGGTGCGGCCGATGCATACTGCACAGACGGGTTGACGAAGTTCAGGACCGTAAAGGTCCCCTCCTTCGCCAGCCAGTCCGTCGACTTCGCTGAAGCCTGCAGTATCTGTCCCTGCGTCACTGGCAGGGACCCCAGGTCTAGCACTACGGCAAGAACCGCAGCAAGAGGGAACTCGTCCCCCTGATCGTTTGGGTGGACGGCGTTCTGTACTGGCACCTTGCACGACGCAACTTGACCCTGGTCGTATAGGGTCGTCGCAACCAGCTCCGTCGTGACTGAGCTCGCCAAGGGGCGGAACTGCTGGACTGCAGCCTCCCAATTCTGCGCTTGGAGACCAAACGCGAACTGGGCATTCTGCATCCACAGTATATCCGCCGCCGGGAAGTCGGACACTATGGTGTCTCCCTTCCACCTCAGGACCACGGCTGGGTACTGGGGATTTGGCAAGCTCACGACGATCGCTGACCACGTGTCTGTCGTGTCCGCGGGCGGGCCGTAGGTGGACTTGTTCGTCCACCTCAGGACAGCCGACGACTGTGTCGACATGTCCGGCAGCCCCCTGCATTGCTCCGACCCCTCTTGGTGGGGCGGATGCAGGTACTCCTTTACCCAGCTTGAACCCTCCTTGGTGCTGGGTACCAGGCGCATCTCGGACGGTCCCATGTAATGGGCCTGTCTCATCGGCGGAGGGGCCCTGTTGGTCTGGCCCCCCCCCCCCGGTGCTTTTGGCTGACCTTGCGGTCTCTGTTTCTTTTGTTTCTTCTTCTTCTTCTGCTGGCCTCCGGCCGCTGAAGTTGGCGTAGCTTGAGACATTGATGCCTTGGTCATGCAAGTCACTAAGAAATTCAAGAAACAAACTGTTCATCTTTCGAAGAACTGGGCGGAATCACATTCCTGGTACCAGGCGATTATCGCCTGCAAACTGGTCCAAGTAGAGAGACCAGTCCTCAGGAGTTGTCCCCGACAGGTGGATGGTGGCATTCTCCATCTCAACCTGCTTCTCCGGGGTGATTCCCCAAGCCTCATAAAAGCTCAGGCGAGACTCTTGGGTCACCTTGCGGATGACCCTTTCCACTTTGTCGGGATGCCACGCCTCGGCCCTGGCACGGTAGTACTGATCGATGCCGCGCCAGGTCTTATGGTGTGCTCCTCCAGCCTCGACCATCTTCCAAGCCAAGTTCTGGAGAACTGGTATGCCTAGGTTGCAGGCGGCCTCGCACCGCCCAACACTGGCAACCAGCCTGGGTATAAAAGCCAGGTGGTGGGGTTGTACAGTCCACTCGGAGCGGACCATAACCCTCTGGGGGTTGCGAACCATGCGCCAACCCACACCATCCCACACTGGCCGGCTCTGGCAAAACTCGCAGTGCTCGAATTGCTGGGCTACCTCGACCTTGGACTCCATCCCCCACCGGAGAAACCAGTCCGTCGGATCGAGGTCGTCAACCAGGTGTTGCTCCTTCCTATCATAGATGAGAACTGAATCGTCCCCATCAACGTAGAAAGCTGCTGTGATGCCCGCCTCGCGGGCCCACGTGCTGAGCAGACCATAGTTGATGACGCAATTGCCCAGGGCTGTATTACAGTCCCCTGACATTCGCGTCCCCCTGGTACTGAATTTGGTACCATTCTTAGTGCCCCCCCGGTTGTTGAGCTGCTGGCGCAGCAACTTGGCCAGGGCGGGCGACCTGCACTTACGGTGGTACACCGCATGCTCATACTGCAGAAGGGTTTGGTTGACGTGGGCATCCCAGTTGCTCTGGTCCAAGAGTAGGTATACAGGCTGACTGAAGCACTCCATCTTACGACGGAGGTCCTCTGCGCGCTGTGAAATTGCAATACACCGGCTAGAGGCCCCGAATTCCACGGGACCACCGCTGCCGGCCTGCTAAGGTTCTGGGCCGAAGGCCTATTCGTATCCGACTACGACGTGCAGGAAAAATCACCCCGTTCCGGCATGGATTCTGACTTTGAGGCGTTCTGCCATAATCCAGCAGATGGTAGCTTCGCGCCCGCGAGTCACCTCGGATTGCTGTTAGCAATCACCCTGCTCTGTGAAGTCCGGACTTTCCTCGACTCGCCGCCGGGCCTCTGGAACTAACACAAGCCCGGCACGAGCCGCGGCCGCCCAGCCA